CAACTGGTCAAGTTCCGACTGTTGGTGGTGTTAAAATCTTTATGTCTAACCACTTACCGATTGATGCACAATCAACTGACACACCTTCAGGTGCTAACGAAGCAAACAGAGCTGCTGCTTATGCAGGTCGTGACGCTGATCTTAAGGGACTTATGTTCACTAAAGACGCTGCTGCTACTGTTAAGCTACTTGATCTTGGTGTTGAGTCTGAGTATCAGATCGAACGTCAAGGTACTTTGATGGTTGCTAAATATGCAATGGGTCATAACGTACTACGTAACAAATCAGCTATCGCTCTAGTAGCATAACTGTATCTTTTGAGAACACCTCCTTCGGGGGGTGTCTCTCTTTATTTTTTCATTGAGGTAAACATGACAACTCCTACATCTAAAATAGAAGCAGTAAACTCAATGCTTTCTACTATCGGTGAAGCTCCAGTTAACTCTTTGAGTTCTGGTCTTGTAGATGCTGAAACTGCTGAGACTATACTCAATGAAGTTTCAAGAAGTATTCAAGCTATGGGCTGGAACTTCAACACCGAACTTAATTATCCTATTGTTGCTGACTCAGATGGCAACATCAATCTTCCACAGAATATCCTTAGAGCTGATGCACCAGCAAAATACAGAAGTTCTAAGAATGAGTACATTCAACGTGGTAGCAGAATATACGACAAACGACAACACACCTTTAACATAGGCAAAGACCTATCCTTTGATGTGGTTGTCTTATTAGATTTCACGGACTTGCCCGAAGTGGCGAGACGATACATCACTGTTAAATCAGCCCGCATCTTTCAAGAGAGAGTTGTAGGGAGTGATACCCTATCCGCAATGAACAGGAATGACGAACAAGAAGCCTTGTTTGCCCTGAGAGAGATGGAAGGGGACAACGGTGACTATAACATATTTGACGATTACGGCACAGCCAGTGTCCTTGATCGTTCTATTGGAACAAAGGTGATACGTAATGGCTCTAGTTTCTAAGAACATACCTAACCTCATTAACGGGGTTAGCCAACAACCCGCAGCTCTACGATTAGAGAGTCAGGGAGAAGTACAGGAAAACGGTTTCTCAGATGTGGTTGATGGTCTTAAGAAACGCCCACCTACAAAGTTTGAAAACAAGTTAAGATCGGGAAACCCTATTAGCGGCACACACTTAACTGAAACAGAGCTGTCTACAGCTTTCTTCCACACATACAAAAGAAGTGATGAAGAACAATACCAAGTTGTTATGACTTCTGTCCCTGTGGCTGGTTATACAGCCCCAGTTACACATTCAACAACAGGAACACACTCTTCATTTTCACCCCTTGGTGGTTCAGCATACCCCAGAGTAATGCTTGTAACATCCCCTTCCGCTGGTACTGCTAGTCAAGCAGCACAGACAGTAGAGATAAATATCACATCCTTACCGACAGGAGGTGGGACGTTTTATCAGATAGGTAGAACAAATGCTAATGGTCAGTGGTTTTTCTCTGGTGCTATTGCTCTTACACTGGGTCTCAATACTATATCAGTCCCTGCTGTAAGTTTTAACCGAGCCTTTAACATTAAAGTGTCAAGCACAGATATTCATTTTTCCAGTTTAAAAATTAATAACACCTTTGCATACCAAGCCCCTGCCCCTGATCTTTCAGGATCACACACTAAAAAGATATACGTGTATGACATTAAAGGTAACTTGCGGTATGAATCGGGTGTAGCTAGTTGGAACGAAGATGGTATTCAGATAGCACCCAACACCGACAGTGTATCTTACCTACCAAACGATCTTAAAGAAGTAGCTACAACCTCTGTGGCTGACGCTACGTTTATTGTTAATAAAGCACAGCCAGTACAGATGAGTGATGTTAAAGACCCACCTGAACCATCGGGTAGTTCAGCTTTAGTTTATTTAAAGTCAGTAAATTATGGCAGAGATTACGGTTTATCATTAAAAAGTAAAACCACTGCTTCAGCTGATTTAACTTCTACTGCTCAGACTAACAACTCTACAACAGGGACACAGAATAATAACAACGATGCTGAGTTAAAAGTTTCTACCATTGTTAACGACTTACGTACTTCTTTATTATCTTCCTCTAATGCCAATAACCCGAACGGTACTAATATAGACCAGACACACAATGTACCAGCAGCAGATGATTTTTCTTACGGACCTTTCAACGCTCCTATACCCTCCTCAATAAGACGGTTTACAGTTCCACAGGACTTTATTGACGCTCTAACACATACACGTATTGTTGTCACAATGGGAGGCTCTGTTATCCCTTACGATATTGATGGGAGTCATGGGTGGTGGTGGTACTTAGGTAGTAATGGCACTATAGAAGGAATTGAAATACCAGAATCCTACATTGATACTTATTCTTGGAACGAAGATAATTCATATAATTACCAGTTTGTCCGCCCACAGATTACGTGTACTCTATTATCGGCTAATGCGGTACTAGATGTTGTACTGTCTCCTGCAAGTTATGGGGAAGAGCCTTACTTCGTTATTAACTCTCCCGATGCTGGTACATTTAAAGATTTCTCTATAGTCGCTACTGATGATGACGGTGGTGTTAACCTTAAAGCCTTTAAAGGAACAGCTAAATCTTTCACAGACTTACCTAACCAATGTATCAACAATTACAGGCTTGGTGTAGTAGGAGATAACCAGAAGAAAGAAGATGACTTCCATGTTGTCTTTGAAGGTGACGCTGGTTCAGGCTTCTGGCGTGAAACTGTAGCTGCTGGATTACAAAACGATTTTGATCTTACTACAATGCCCCACACGTTGAGACAAAACGATAACCTTAGTTTTACCTTTGGTATAGGTACTAAAGAGGAGGGTAATCAATGGCAGAGCCGTAAGGCTGGTGATGATAACACTAACCCTGCTCCTAGTTTTGTAGGGCAAAAGATAACAGACATATTCTTCCACAGAAACAGATTAGGTGTTCTTGCAGGAGAGAATGTAATCTTTAGTGAAGCTAGTGGTTACTACAACTTCTGGCGTACAACAGTACGTACGCTGCTAGACTCTGATCCTATTGATGTAGCAGTCAGCCAGAACGAAGTATCGGAACTTAAAGCTGCTGTACCTATTCAGGATAACTTATTGTTATTCTCTAACCTTAACCAGTTTACTCTATCTGCTTCCCAGTTATTAACACCAGCGGAAGTAACGGTAGATCAATCTACTAAGTATGAGTGTGACCTCACAGCCCCTCCTGTTGGTGCTGGTAACAGTGTATTCTTTGCTACTAAATCAGGTGGCTATGCAGGAGTACGAGAGTTCTTCACAAGAGATGATACAGAAATTAAAGATGCAATAGAGATTACCTCTCATGTTCCCTCTTATATTCAAGGAGGCATACGAGATATACAAGCATCCTCGAATAAAGATATGCTTATAGTCTTAAGTGACACCAACAAGAATGAGTGTTACGTTTACAAGTGGTACAACTCATCCCAAGAAAGATTACAAAGCTCTTGGTCTAAATGGGCATTCCACAATGGTAAAGTAGCCTCTGGTAATCTTATTCCTAAAAACATAGCCAGCGTGGCTTTTAATAACGCTGACCTCTTCTTTACTTTTGAAGATGGTAGCTATGAAAAGATGGAACTGTCTGAAATTGTTTCCCCAGTATTATTGGATAATCAGCTTACGGTTGTACCAACTGATGCTACCTACACTGCCTTACCTACTAATGTTGCTGCCCATCTAACAAATAGAATGGTGGTTATTACAGAGGAAGGTATAAACTTAGGTCTAGCGCAAGACGCAGCCAACCTTAATAAAATACTAAACAGCTTAAACGACAGTAAGACTCTTATCTTTGGCGAACCTTACACATTTAAGTATCAACTATCTGAGCAAGTCTTTAAGCCTGTTCAGGGTGATTCTACTAAGTTAGCTAGATTCCAGTTACGTAAACTTGCCTTTAACTACAGTAATACAGGTACTTTTAAAGTTACTGTTGATTCTGTAGGTAGAGACCCAACAGTGTCTACATTTACTGGACGCTTGTTAGGACAAGAAGATAACATACTTGGAACAGCTACGGTTGTACCAGAGGGTTCGTTCCCTGTAGGTATACAATCACAAGCAGATAAAACAAACATTACAATAACCAATGACACACACCTACCCAGCACTTTCCAAAGCGCAGAATGGGAAGGGTTTGTCACACTTAGAAACCAGAGACT